CATGGAATAACGCAAGTGCAACTAGAAAACTTGCAGACATAAAAGAAATTAGATTAGAAAGATTAATTGAAACAGATTACCTTGCTAACTCTGATGTAACAATGCCAGACAATATAAAAACTTGGCGACAATCTTTAAGAGATATACCAGCTAATCATACTAATGAAAACGCATACGATTTACTCTTAGCTCGTAATGATGCTGGAGAACTAACACATTCAATTTGGAGTAAACCATGAGTTTAGTGAAACTGAATATTTCAAGAGGTGTTACAGGTACTTTGCCTACAAGTAATTATAACGCAAAAATTGGTCAAGTAATAGTTAGTAGCACAACAAGTAACATTTCAACAAGTTCCACTTCACTTGCAGCTTCTGGTTTTACTGCATCTATTACTCCTAGTGCCACAACAAGCAAAGTATTAGTTTCAATAGCGGGGGGTAAAGGAACAGATGGAGGTGCGGGTAGAGTTGATGCTCATATATATTCTCAAACAGGTGGTGGAGGATATTCAGACCTTTTTAAATTTATAGATGACAATAATCAAAATGGCAGTACTTATGGTCAAACTTATTCTGGTGCAGATTTACATACAACAAACACTGCTTCGCAAGTTGATTATCAAGTTTATTTAAAAGTTAATGCGGGAACAGTTTTTATAAATAATGATAGTCAATTAACAATTACATTAATGGAAATTTTAGCATGATAAATATAAAAAAATTTTGGACAGCAATTAAAACTGTAAAATCTGATGTTGAATTAACTGTTAATGGAGATGTTACATCACAAGATGATTTTAACAATAATATTTTGTGGACTACAGGAGTTGAAAATGGAAATGCAATACAATCAAAAACAAATCCTCATTCAGAAATTACATGGACAAAAGTAAAAGCAGAGATGGATAAACTATGATTAATCCTTGTTGCGAAGATGGAAAGTGTACTTGTGGTAAATGAAAATATTATTTATTTTACTTACAGCAATAACTTTTGTTGCTGTATCAACTGACGTAAGATCTGATGACAATAACGCCACCAATTCATCTGGCAGTAACACAATTATTGATGGTAATTATGAGACAACTAATAACAATACATATCAATCTGGATCATCTAATGACACGACTTCTACAACGACTAACAACACAACCAACTCTACAAGTAATAAGTCTAATATTCCACCTCCTAGTGCCAACGCACCATCGTATAGTTCTATGTCGCAAGACGTTTGCAGCATGGGTATTAGTGGTAGTGTTACTACCAGTATTGTTGGGGTTAGTGGTGGATTACATGTAAGGGATGAGAATTGTGAACGTATAAAACTTGCAAAAGTTTTAAAAGATTTTGGATTACCAACGGCAAGTATTGGTGTCCTCTGTGCTGATGAAAGAATTTTTCATGCAATGGAATTTATTGCAAATACACCTTGTCCATTTCAAGGTTTACTTGGCGATGAAGCTATTGCGATGTGGAATAAATATCCAAAACTAAGACCAGATTATGAACAATGGAAAATTAGACAAGAGTACATGGCATCTATTAGGATTGAAGAAATGTGTAAAGATTGCAACGATCCTTTTAAGCCTATTCCTCTTCACGACAGGTAAGAGTGAAACTGTAAACACAGGAAACATATTAACCAATTCTACGTTTGGTACTGGTACTACTTACGATACTACTGGCTGGACAATAGATGAGCATACTCATGGTCATAATAATATGGCAGCTGGTGGTGGTAATAATCCTGGTGGATCGGTAGCAGCAGAACAAGATACAGTTATAAGTCAAACTGTTTCCTTGGCTGATGATACCAACATGATTACCGAAGAAATACAAAGTGGATGGTCATCAACTTTATCTGCTGATCTTTGGTTTTGGAATGATTATAATAATACAGTTACTTTAAAACAAACAATAACTGGATCGGATGGAACGACATCAGTTAATCAAAGAATTATAGAAGATACTGGATGTGGATCTATTAACTGTGGTCAATTTGTTAATTATAGTGATACTTATATTCAAGGTGTAAACACACAAACAGATTTTGATATTAAAGTTGATGTAACTAACACCAATACTTTAACAGGTCATTGGGGAGCAGATATTGATGATATAGAATTATCTGTATCATACACAAAATTTAATCCTATTACCGAGGACATACAAGATAGTTTTGAAGATATAGATAATATTTATTTCGATTATGAAGAAATAGATTTTAGTATACCAGAAGATATTTCGACAGATTTTGAAGATGTATTTATCGAAGAAGAATTTTTTGAAGAAGAATTTGAAACAATATTCCTGGAGGAGTTTAATGATTTTGAGGAATTTGAAGAAGCTGCATTTGAAGAATTAGAAGTACCAGAAGAATTTGAAAGTTTTTTTTCGGAAGAATTTACCGATGAAGAAATGGAAATAATAGAGGAAGAATTTGCTGATGAATTTACTGATGAGATTATGGAGGAAGTTGTGGAGGATGAACCAACCGAACTTGCCGCAACCGAAGAAGAAGAAATCATTGAAGAAGCAGCCAACAAAGAAAAAGAAGTTGCTAGTAAAGAAGAAGAAACAAAAGAAGAAATAATTGAGGAAGAAGAAAATGAAACCATTAATACACCAAAAGAAGAAACCGAAACCGAAATACTAGAGGAAGATAAAGAAATAGAGGTTGCTGAAACCGAAGATAATAAAATTAACATAGAAGTTAATGACAATGTATCGGTAGTAGTAAAAGAAATTTCTTTGTTTGATAATGGTAATCAATTAGCTGCTTACGATAATACAGATTTTTACCAGCCAGAAACTATTTATAGTGATGTTGATAATGCTTTGTTTATCCAAGCTGATCTATCTATTTATAATAAGGGTATTTATCTTAACATAGGATTAGATAATTATATTTCTACTGATCCAGTTGGACAGCATGAACAAAAATTATACCAGATAAAAGTAAACAAAATACAATTAATGATTGAGTTACAAAAGTTAAAGGAATTATTATGATACAAAAACTAACTAACTACGCATCTATTATAGGTGTCATTGGTGCTATTGGTGGTGGCTTTTATGCCTGGGGAGAGTTTAATACTCGACTTGATGGTATAGAAAATAAAGAATTTGTTGTTAATGAAACAGTTGATCTTGCACCAGTTAATGAAAAGATTTCTGATTTAGAAGTAGAAATATTAGATCGTATGTCTGCACTAGAAGATGAGTGGATGGCTAGAGATAACGATAGCAACGATGATATACTTAATGATATTGCTGGTGTTATATCTGACATAAAACAATTAAGAGCAGAAGCAATTAGTGAAGATCAAGAACTACAATTAAATATTGTTGAATTATCTAATAAAACTTTTAAAGAATTTGGAAAAGTAAGAGATCTTATTAATGAATTAAATAAGTTAGTTGCTATTGCAGAAAAGCAAAGTGAGTTAAATAAAATATTAATTGATGAAATTAAAGCGGAAGCAAGTAATCCGCTAGGTGGATAATGTTTAACATTGTTGCCATCATTTGTTTTTTACAATTAACAAATTTACCAACAGCTTGTTTTTCAAATGCAACGATTGCTTTTGATTTTCCAACACAAGAAGATTGTTTGTTGAAAAGAAATGTTTTGGCAGATGAAATAGACCAGGACTTAAAAGATCGTAATGTAACAATGATGTTTTATTGCGTAGAAAAACCACAGACAGAAAATACAAATGTCTGATTGGGAAAAAGAAATTGCTGAACTAAGAACAGATGTAAAGCATATGCTGCAAAGCCAGGAAACAATGCAGCAAGAAATAAAAAATTTACAGAAGTTTTCTGCTATGGGATCTGGTGGTTTAAAAGCATTAGTATTTATTGGTGTCGTTTTAGGTATCTTTGCAAAGTGGCTGGGATTTTTTGATTAGTTTTGTCTTATGCTAAAATAAAGGTTGGTTTACAATCTGAATTTGTTGCAGCTAAATGGCTGACAGAAAAAAATTTTACGGTGTATTGGAAAACACAAGACATGGATCCTATTGATCTTGTAGCAGTTCACCGTGTTACTGGAAAAGTAATAAAGATAGATGTTAAGACAGCATCAATACGAAAGACCTGGAAGCCAGGCACAATGATTACAAGAACACAATCTAAATATCAAAAACAATTAGGAGTAAAAATTTTATATGTCTTTAAAGATGGAAGCTGCAAGTTTAAATCAAATTAAAGAAATGGTTAAACGGCACGAAGGGTATCGCTTGGAACCTTACAAATGCACAATGAACAAATTAACTGGGGGGTACGGTCATGTCATTCTCCCTGGGGAAGAAGTACCAACAACGAAAGAAGGTTGGGAGTCTATTTTTGATGCAGACTTCGACAATGCTGTTGAAGGTGCTGCACGAATTTGTGAAGGTATGAGCATGAGTGATAAAAAATTTGGTGTTTGGATCTCGATGGTTTTTCAGCTTGGAGAAAATGGCACCTCAAAATTTAAAAATGCTATTGCCGCTGCGAAAGAAAAGAACTGGGATCTTTGTTCCAGGGAACTTTTGGCAAGTAGATGGCATCAACAGACTCCGCATCGTTGTGA